AAAAGTGCCTATACAAGCTGCAACAATTCGCTGTGGCCACAAAAATGTTCATTGAGTCAGACCGCATCTGACTTGAAAAACGATCCCAAAACATTTTGCACCGCATTGCGCAGAGGCGCGCCGAAGCCAATATCGCCAGCCAGTTCGCCAAGCTGCTGATTATACGTTTTGCCGGGTTCCAAGCCCATCATTTTGATTGCAGCGTCGCGAGCGCTCCAAGAAGTCGCTTTGTCGACGTCTATGCCCTGAACCACGGTGCTATGAATGCCGGCAGTTTGTTTCAATTTTTCGACAAGTGCCTCCTTAGTGACAGCGTCAGCCGTGGGCAATTGTGTCAGTGCTTCGTCCAAGTCGCGCACAAATCTGGCGCGGCTGCCCTCTGCAGTACTTTTGGCAATATTTTTGGCGCCCATGACTCGCGCGCTGCTCGTTGCGGTGCGCAGCATGTCCACACCGGCGCGCGCAGTTTCGACCACCGCAGGAGCCGCGCGCACCGCAGCCTGCGCAGTTTGTCCGAGCCGTGCCGCTCGAGCGACAGCACCTGCGCCGTAAGCCTCGCCGGCCAGCCGGGCAATCGAAGGACCGTCAAAGTCTTTCAGAAAATTGAGCGTGCTGTCGGAAAAGTTTTCGTCCCAGACCTGCTGCATGATGACGTCGCGATCTGCCAATAGCTGTTCCTTGAACTCGCTGCGTATAGCTTCGTTTGTCTGCTGACGTTGTTGCTCAGCTGCCTGTTCACGCCGAACCACTTTCTGCTGAACTTTTTGTCGCAACAACCGAGCAGCTTCCCGTTGCCTGTTGATTTCTGCGGCTTTCTGCACAGATTCCTGCTGACGTGCGGCCATTCGCTGCTTGGCTCGCGCTTCTAGTCGTTGCAAACGCTCTTGTTGGCGCCGAGCGTTGATTGCAGCCGCTTTCTGCAGCGATTCCTCGGCGCGTTGGCGTGCACGCACAGACACTCGTTCGTCGCGCAGTCGCCGTGCCAGTTTGGCTTGATTTTTGAGACTGCGCTCAAGATCGGCCTGTTCTTCTTGAGCAAATTGCTGCTGTACTTCTGCACTTTCCATGGCGTTTCTTTCGGATTCGTTCTGTGCCATTGCTGCGGCGCCGGCCAATACCGCTTCGCCCACAATCTGCTCAGTGGAGTCGGTCTGACTGCTGGCAGCCAAATTGCGCAAGCGTTGTCTCACGAAAGACGCCGTCTCCTCGGCGCCGGTACGCAAATCGCTGAGCGCCTGATCTATGTTTTTCCAATTGCTTTGCACGGCTTCGACTCCTTTCTCGGCGGCGCGCAGTGTCGCTTGTCTAGCTGCCACTTTCGATACTCGCACCAACAGATCTTCTATCATCAACTCTCTAATAATTGACTCGCGAACCCTGTTCTGCAGCAGAGATCGCGTTTGATCGTCAATCTGCTTGACTGGCGCGTATTGCAGAATTTTGCGCACAGTGTACTCTGTGGCGTCCTCCAGCTTGTCCAGTGGTAAGCGGCGCAGAATTGACTGCTTCAAAATAGGTCCCAGGTACGGATGTGTGTATGCTGCGCGGAACGTCTCGGCCTGCACTTTGGTGCTTGTTGCCAGTTGTGTCAGATAGTCGAGCACGTATGTGGCTGCACCTGCGGCCGGTTTGACCAACGTGTTAGGCGCAAATGCAAATGCAGCAGCTATGCCCGCCACGGCGCTTGCTGTCAAAATGGGCGCACGCATCTTCCTCCACAGAAACAACCGTGTTTGTAGCGCTTCTTCGCTGTCGAGTTCTGCAGCGTTGTCAGACTGCGCCTGTTCTAAAAATGTGTCGCGCTGCTGCTGTTGCTGAACTTGATAGGTGCGTCGAGCAGTTTGTATCACTTCGTCGGCTTTCAGAACTGTTTCGGTCTGCTTCTCGCCTGCAGTCGGCTCAATGCGGCCAATCACAATGGCGTTCACTTTTTCTCCTACAATTTGTCCAACGATACGGCCGCCAAACGTTCCAATGGCAGTGTTGGCAAACGCCTCGCCAGCCACTGCGCCGCTGCACGCGCCGACAAAGTCATGCGCGACACTTTTCAGTCCAGTGTCCGGATCAGTCACAATGCGTGACGAATGCTTCAATACCGAAACGCTGAGCGTCGCTGTCAAAGTAGACGCCACATTGATCAGAGGCGATGCGGCGCCAGCTGGCACGCCCAGATACGATGATGCTGCTGTGCCGACACCTTGCACCGCGAGAGTGACACCGACTTGCAGAACTGTGCCGACGACCCAATTTTCGGAAAAGGACTTCCAGTAACCGCTGGCCGTGCCGACGACGGTAGCTGCGCCGGCGCTGCTGTCGGCTTGCTGCTGCACGTTTTGAATTGCCGCAGTACTCGGCGCAGTTTCGCTGTCCTCCTGAAACGCTTCGGATAACGCCTCCACAAAACGACGGCGAACGGCCGCACTTTCCTCTTGCAACGCTTTCAGTTCTGAAGTTGTGTCGACTAGACGTTTCGTGTCCATTGACTGGGCACGCTGCACCTTTTTTTGACGCCGCTGTCGAGCAGCTTGTCGGCGAACCTTTTGCCGCAACAACATGCGTGGCGTCTCCGATCGCTTTGCTTCAGCTTGTGCTGAGCGGAGCAGGTTTACGGTAACGTCGTTTGCCTCGCTTGGAGGCGCTGCAGACAGCGGCAATAACCAGCTGTCTACGACAGACTGCGCTGCAGACTTGTCCGCTGCTGTTGCAGCGCCATCACTGGCCACATTGAGCCATTGTTCTATTAGCTGAGTGCTTGCGTAGCGGTTTTGGTCAACCTTCAAGTTTGTTTTTTGCTCTGCGGCAGCCGTTCGGGACATCGTTGGCTGTCTGTTCCACTTTCACAATATCGTTGATTGCGTTTTTAGTTACAAAAAAAACGGACAAGAAATAAGCAGTGCGCTTCAGAACTGCCAATCATAAATTTATTCCCCCTTCACGCTGTTCGATTGGCCAGCGTTGCGACTTTGCAACTTTGGACATATAGCTTGCTGTGATCCCGGCTCAATCGTTTCGCGGCTCAAGTAGTACTCCACCGTCTCACAGTACTCTTGTGGATTGACAGTCGACGCAAATCGGCCGAGCGCCGTGAAAAAATCCTGCAGCGTGATTCGGTCTGCACGGATGCACTTGCGCTGTTCGAGCGACTTGACTTCACAAGACTCTCCTTCGTTGGGTAGCAGCTGGCAACATGCGCCATTGGCTCCGGCGCAATTGTCCACACGCTTCAAGACGCCCAGATTCGGAAAGCTGCACACATCGCCTTCCGGCAGACGCACGTTGCCACGCGCAAAATTCAAGGCGGCAAAATTGATCGCCTGATCTGTCATTTTGGCCACGTCGCTTGCAGAGTAGCCATACAGCGCCGGCTGCGGACTGCCTTTGACGTTCCGCTCGCGTAGCGCTGCAAAAATGGCATCGGCTTGCTCCGGATAGGTACGACTGTAGTTTTCTGGTGGCCCGCGCCCGCCTTCCACATAGTATGCTTCTTGTTGATAGTGCTTGGACAGAGTAGCCAGGTTTCTGGCACCAGCAGTGGAAAGGCCCGTCCAGATCTGCACAAACAGCAAATCACTCAGATTGAAAGCGGAGCCATCGGGATTGCGCGCTTGCAGAAATAGGTCCCAACGTGTTTCTGCAGTTGCCGCAGTCTGTTTGGATTGATCGCCGACGAATGCAAGACGCGCAGGTCCCTGCAGCAATTGCAACTTTGGGTAGAATGTGTCACGTGTCATGTTGCGGATCTCACGCAGCTTTTCAGGCGTTTTGGCAGAAACGAATTGTTCGCTCGGCACACCTTGGCCGAGAAAACTCATGTGCGCTTGAATCTGAGCCCGCACTTTGCGCACAGCCTCGTCGGGCTCGGTTTTGCGCAATTCATATTCCCACGCGCGCACCAGTGGGTCGATAATAAAATACTTCTGCAACTTGTTGCTGACAATCTGAGCGCGAGCCAGGTCATTAGGCAAATCGACAAAAATTCGCTTCGCAAAGCGCCGATTGAGCGCCGCGTCCAAGCGCCATGGCAAATTTGTTGCGGATAGGATTTTGACGTTGTCGAAATTTTGTGCGCTCTGCGCGCCTTCGATAGACGAAATCAGAGCGTTCACCGATGTCGCCATATTCGGATCGCCTGCACTGCGCTTTCCGCCAATGGCGTCAATTTCGTCCATAAATATGACTGCCAAGTTTTCGTCGCCTGCCGCGTCGGCAGCGCACTCGAATGTGCCACGTATGCGTTTTTCAGTTTCGCCCACAAACTTGCCTTTCAAGGAAGCGCCGTCGGCCGAGAAAAACATCACTTTCTGATTGCTGCCGGTGCTGTCGTTCAGCGAACTGACCGACGCTTTGGCCAATTCCGTTTTTCCTGTTCCCGGCGGACCGTACATCAGCGCAGCTTTCAAAGAGCGAAAAAGCGCCGGATAAAGCATTGGGAAAATGAAGGCGGTTTCGATATCACTTTTTTCGCGCTGCATGCCCGCCAACTCATCGAAAGTGACACTGGGGAGAATGGGCGAACACAGATCGCCTGCGACGCCCTCTTCCGCCGAAGTAGCGCTCTTGTCGCCGCTTTTTTGCATTTTGGCGCTGCTCTCCGCCAATTTGCTTCGCGCGTCGCTCATCGCGTCGCGCAGTTTGTTGCGCAAATTTGCGTTTACATTTTGCAACATAGCCGCGTCAGCGGCTGCAATGGCAAATGCCGTAAAATTGCTGGCAGAATTGGCATAGCGCCGCGCTGAGAAATCTTTTCGGGCTGCTTCGTACAGCTGCAAAGCGCGCTTTGCATAGTTTTCATAGAAAGACCGAATTTCCTGAGCATCGGAGTCGTCGCTGTCTGGTGCGAGGCCTGACGATTGCAGTACTGATGACATTGTGCTTTAAGATGTTTTGGGCAAGCGACTTTGGTTGTGCAGTTGACACTTATTGTTATTGAATATTTCGGCTGGCGGAAAAAAACTTTGAAAGCAAATCGGCTCTTTTTTTTTGTGGTGCGAACCACGGTTTTTGTTGGCAATCTTTTATTTGGCCAATTTGGTTTTTTTACTGGCCGGCAATAATGCCGGTTCGATCTGATAGACATTTCCGCTGTGCGCAAAGACGCCGCTGAACAGCTTGTTCAACTCGTCGTCCATTTCAACGGTCAGCATAATGTCTCGCGGTGTGATGCGTTTGAATTTGCGTTTGCGTGCAGACATAGCGGCGCCTTGCAGGATTTCAGCCACGACGTATTGCAAAATGGCTGCCAGATATACTGGCGCACTGTCACTGATACGATTTGCTGTTTGCTGCTGTCGCACAAGGCGCTCTACACGGCCGACTGGGAAAAGAAGTTTTGCACGATTGGAACGAGTCTGCCCTGTGCCAGCGACGTTGTACTGGGTCAGTGCTTGCTCTGCCTGTGCGACAGCGGTTTTCGCCAACTCACCTCGCAGAAGTAATCGTGTTGCCGTTTGGACTTCCTTTGCGGTCAGTGTCTTTTTGCCTGTGCGCAGCAAGAGGCGTTTTGACTCTTTGAGCAGTTTTCCAAGCAACTCATCAATCAATGTTTCAATTGAGCACATGCCAGACTGGGAAATTCCGTTGTCTGGCTCGTTTTGCCGCAATACTTTGTACGTGTACGTCTGAAAAGTGTCTTTGCGTGCTTTTTGTGGCACTCGACAACCAGTCTGACCACTTGAGCGTTTGCGCTTTTGCAAAGTCGATTTTGCAGCGACTGCTTGCGACACTTTTGTCCTGCTTTTTGCGCTTTTTTTGGCCGCAGTGTTGAGCGATAAAAGCGTTCTCAGGTTTTGCATCACTTCAGTTCGCGGCGCAGCGAAAAACATCATATCCTGTTCGTATATGCTCTTTTCGCCACTTCCGAATACTTTGCTGTAAAGTCGGCTGGCTCCAGGGTGGAATTGCCATTGGTCAGCTTCTATTTCAGATTCGCTTTGAAATAAATAAATGGTGTGAGCCTGGGTCTTTTTGAGCGCCTCATGCATCAGATGTCGGCCCAAATTGCCTTTTCGTGCAGCTGGCGCAACACAGAAGGCCACAATTTCAATCGCATTTTCTGGCTGAAGGCCTTGTTTTTTCAGGTCCCTTTTGAGCGCGTCGCTCATATTGGCCGACGGCTGGTCGATCATGATTACGGCATCGATGTTTTTGTCGCGAACTAGACCGTAAAAAATGGCTGTTTGCTTGTTTTTGTTTACAAACTCCGACTGCACCGCGCCGTCGCAAAGCGCATCGAAATTAATATTGTCGACTTGCTTGCCGGTCAGCTTTTTAAATTCATAGTCACTCGGTTTCACTTGCTTCATTGGCGCAACGGACTGATTTGTTCCGAACTGTGATCGCACGTGAAATTTTCCGATCAACAGCAAACCGGCTCCTACGTTCAACAATGGACAGAGAATCTTTTGGATTAGGCCGCAATTGTGACATTGCGACTGTATTGTGCGTGTCTAGCGACGAAGATGCTGTACTGTCCGATTTGCAAAGCGTTGCCGACAACATCTGTGAACATCTTAAGCTGTTTCCATCGATCAACGATCAACCTTTGCTTGTGCTGACGTACGACCGAAATATGCATCGACTGTTGCTGCACGCACAAGTTTCGCCCACTGCCGAAACGCATGCGTCAGACCTGCTTTTGTCAGCTTTCGATCTCGACGACTCGTTCGTTGGCTTACAGACCGTAGCGCAAGGCTCAATCAATATGCACGGCACGCAAAGTTACCAAAATATGATAGAAACAAGCATCGCGGCATTTGATACAGTATGCAGCAGCTTATAGTGAACGAAACGACTTCAAGTTGTACAGAGCAATGAAAACGTTTACTTCTGACAGTCTGCAACCACTTCTTCCCAATTTATCGCGACGTTCTTGCCTAAATATTTGATGGTGGCAATGTGCGTCTGAGATATGTCCACAATGCCGAACCCTTGTACACCGCACAGTTCGATTTTGACTTTTGTATACTCGACTGCATCTTTTTCAGTAAAATAGTGCAATTGTGTCACGGGTCGACAGCCGTGCGTTTGTAGGCGCAACAGAAGTTTGTCGACATCAACGTTTTTGATTGTCAGTGAAGTGCCAACATAATTGACCCAACTGCGTTCGCGACCGCCTACGTAAATTTCCAGCACCGCATCAATTCTAAACATCAAAATGAAATCAGCGGCAGGGATTATTCTCTTTTTGTACTTTTGTTTGTTTCATTTTATTCAGTGACCGGTATTTGTGATTGTTCAGAGTCTGAGAGGTTTGGGTGAGGGGGATGATATGAAAGTCACAACAATGAAAACAAAGCACTTAGCAGAACAGAGGTCCTGCAACGCCGCCGCTGAAGCGCATGCAGTTCCAGCCCTTTGCCCAGATGGTGATGCAAACCTGTCCCAGACCAGCCTGCAGATACAAGTTGAGCCAGTTGTTCTCCGTCTTGGTCAAATTCAAGTGACCCTTTGGCTGAGTGCCGTACGAACTGTAGCCAAACGATTTCTTGTAGATGTACTTCTTTGGCACACATCGCTCGGTCTGCTCAAACTCAACGACTCGAAAGTACTCTCCTGGGAATGGCGTTCCCAGATGAGAAGAGTTGTTAATGCGCAAGTCGGCCGAAACAACCGGATCGAGGCCGTCCAGGCCGTCGTAGGCAAACCAGTTGTGAGCGGTGTTCTTGCACTCCTGCTGAACAGTCCAGTAGATGTCGCGCACCAAATGCTGGAAGTCGAGCGACACACGAACCGAGCACGACCCGCTGTTTCCGCTGACATTGATAGTCTCTGAGCCGTTCGTTTGAATCTCCTCGAACAGGTACTCCGACTCGCGCTCCAGAATTGCTTCGCGCTCCTCAGCCGTCAGGTAAATGGTGTCGATGTAGGCAGTGAAAGACAGATCGGTGTCCTGCACAGTCTGCTTTTGACCAACGCGCAATGGCGTCGCAAAGCGGTTGCCCTCAACAACCAACATTTCGTTCAAAGGTCGAGTGGTGATTTCAACCTTGATCGACTGATAGGCAACGCTGACAAGCGGCAGAGCCAGGCCTGGCGCCTTGGTGAACCACAGCTGCGAGTCGACAAAGTAGCGACGATCCGAAAGCGAGTCGTTCTTCAAAGCGGCGACGGTGTAGCGAGTACCGATTGTCTCGTGACGCGAGCGGCACCACGAACGACAAGCCTCCGACTGAATTTCCATCCATTCGCCGTACAGCGTTTGGCACGACTGTCCGCCGATGAAGAACTGCTGCTGCAAGATGACAGCATGACCGAACGAGTTGGTCCAGTAAGCGCCAGTCGAACCCGATGCGGTATCGGCCTCGATACCTGGGCGAACAAAGACGTAGTACAGCGCGCTCAGCAAATCTGCTTGCTTTGGAATAGGTACAGTAATTTTGCGGTTAAAACCAGTTGTTCCCTGTGGGGTGATTTCGCTGGTCAGTTTCAGGAAGTGCATGTGGCGCAGAAACGAGTGAACGAAAAGCGACACATCTGGGCACGCGATAATTGCGACGTCCTCGACGCCGGCTTGTAGCATACAGGCTGATGGCATTTTGCGGTATGTGTGAGTGGTTTTTCGAAAAAGTTGAAAGACTCTAAAACGAGATGTTTACTTACCAAACCACATCGACCAAAAAAAATCAACTGCCAAATCGAGCCACTTGACTCTGCCAAAAAGGTCAACCTGGCGGGTTCACTTTACTGCGGCACAATTTCAGTCTTTCGACAATTTGACGCGCTCACACTGAAGGAAAAAGTGCCTGCACGACCCAATGTGCCTTACTGACGCAAAAAAATACGCAAAACTTGACCTCTAGCGCTTTTCTCTAGTCTCTTGTATTCAAAACAAGTTTGTCACCAATCATATACTTGACTTTTCACTTGATTGGCGCAAGTCAGCAAGTGATTGTCGGCCAGCTTCCGCATGGCATTGTCATCGACGATTTTGTCAAAAGTCGTCTTGTCGGTTTCGGCAAGTCGCGTCAGAAGTTGTTGCTTTTCTCCCGTCAAAGTTGCCATTTCGTTGCCATTTCCAGAAGAATTTTCAACTTCGTTTCGTTGCACTCTTTTTGACGATTTTCAAGTCATCTATTTCGTCGGAAGCGTGAAATGTGTGTTGGCCTGCTTGTCTTTTTGATTCGACGTCGTATTCAACGCTGGATGTTCGCAATCTTGATTTTTCTGACATAAAGTGATACATACTAAAAATGCCCGTACAAACTAGAAGTGGTGGCAAGCGCAAACGTGGCGAATCTAATTCAGAGCAAGCCGGTCCATACAAATGTCCTTTCTTGGTGAAGGAATTGCGCGCCCTGTGCAAACATGAAGAAATTTCGTGCGCTGGCAACAAAGAAGAACTTTGCAAGCGGCTTGTGGAGCACATTAGTGCTTTGGACAAAAAAACACGAAACGGTCAAAAGGCCAGTGTCTACGCTCCCGAAAAGTATTTTGCAGGCTTGACGCCTAAAGAGCGTGCCAAACGGTTACAAGAAATTAGAAAAGGCGCCAAAACAGCATCGGACGACCCTGACGCTTACGAGCCGTTCAAAACCGATTTCGATCCGCAAACTGGCAAAAGACGAAAAACGAAACAGTCCAAATATACAAAGGCATTCAGCGAAATGCATCCTGGCAAAACCTCTCTTGCTGAAAAAGCTGAAGCAACGGGTGTGCCAATTGATATTTTGCAACAGGTTTACGATCGAGGTTTGGCGGCTTGGCGCACCGGACACCGACCAGGCGCCACACAGGGACAATGGGGTTCGGCGAGAGTCAACTCTTTTTTGACAAAAGGCTGTACTTACTACTTTCCGGATCACTTGTTAGTGGCAGAGGCCAAAAAGAAAAGTAAAAAAGCAAAAAAACATTGGGAAAACATAGATTGTATATGCAAAAAAGGATGCCGGTCAGGCAAAAAATAGTTGGGGACAGCCGCGCAGTCGAGCAGTCTCCGAAACAAAAGGTTTTTTGGTGTGCAAAATAACACAAAATAAACACTCGCTGGGTCACTATGTCCATCGCTTTGCAATCTCTGCTGGTGCAGTCGGCTTACGGTATCGTGTTTTTTCACGTTGTATTGGTTTTCATTTTCATTTTCGTAAGACTGCCGCTGCTGAACAATGTCTCTCGCCATTACTCGGAAGGCAGTGGGCGCGACATTTTGGCCTACAAAGACACCAGCACAGGCAAATTACTTTTCAATAGCTTCTTTCAAAGTGTGATGGTGCAATCTGGCTGGGGGGCGCTCGACATAATACCGGTTTCGGTGGTTGCGAAGACAGTGCACTTGACTCAAACTATTTTATCATTTCTTATCACAGCTGGCACAATTACCTGGGCAGCCAACACTGCCGCCAAAGTTCAATAAAGAGCACTTTTTGTTGTGAGAATGCAATCGACAAGTGATGTTCATTACTTGGCCGACAGAAATCTACATTTGCTGCTGGAGTAGGCAGAAGGTTGTTCTTGCAGCATTTGTGTCAGCATGTTGATGGCCAATTTTTTGGCCACATTTGACTTTGGCTATCATTTCAATCAGTCGCTCGACAATGTGATGCTGCCACCAACGTTGACGCACTTGACGTTTGGATTCCAATTCAATCAACCGCTCGACAACGTGGCGCTGCCACCGACGTTGACGCATTTGACGCTGTCCGAACACTACTACTATCTGTCCTTGGGCTGTCTGCCATCGCATGTCACTGTGACACGACAATAAAACACTTTTTTTTTATGTGAGAATCGCAAAAATGAACAATAAACGATTTCTGCAACCGCTTGTCGAACATTTACTGCTTTATGTCGGTCTCTATCAGACACTTGCCTACGTGTCTACTTGCAAAGAGTATCGCAAAGAGCGTAAATGGTTGATCGGGCAGCACGCCGTCGTCGCTCACAAGGTTGCTGAGCAATTCGGAGGCGGCATCTCGATCAAGTATCGATCGGCGACAGTCCAATGTATCGATCAACTGGAGACGTTGCCGTCCATGTTGACACACTTAACGTTTTGCGCTGAATTCAACTGGCCACTCGACAACGTGAAGATGCCGTCGACGCTGATATATTTGACGTTTGGGGTCTGCTTCAATCGGTCGCTCGACAATGTGACGCTGCCACCAAAGTTGAAGCACCTGAAGTTTGGCTACTATTTTAATCAGTCGCTGGACAACGTAACGCTGCCGCCAAAGTTGACGCACTTGAAGTTTGGTGACGGCTTCAATAGGCTGCTTGACAACGTGACGTTGCCGCCGACGCTGACGCACTTGACGTTTGGATACTGGTTCAATCAGCTACTCGACAATGTGACGCTGCCGCCGATGTTGACGCACTTGACGTTTGACGTTTTTTATAGTCAGTTGCTCGACAACGTGACGCTGCCACCAACGTTGACGCACTTGACGTTTGGCTACTTTTTTAATCAGCCGCTCGACAATGTGACGCTCCCATCCACGTTGAAGCATTTGACGCTGTCCGAACAGTACAATCGATCATTGGACTGTCTGCCATCGCATGTCA